CAGCTCCGGAGGCAGTGACGGCGGGGACGGAGACGGCGATGGCGGCAGCGGCGAAGACGACGAGCTGCAGGCCAAGATCAACGCTGCAGTGGCAGCAGCCATCAAGAAGCAGGACGAGCTCTGGGAGAAGAAGCTCAAAGACAAGCTCGCCAAAGAAAAGCAGAAAACTTCCGAGGCGCAGCGTCTTGCGAACATGACCGAATCCGACAAGATGAACGAGCGCATCAAGGCTCTGGAGGACGAGAACGCTTCCATGAAGGCAGCGGCCGCCAGAAATGAGATGGCAGTCCAGGTCCGGAACCTTCTGGCCGAGAAGAGCATCACTGTGGCATCGGATGTGATCATTGACTGTCTAATCGGAGCTGATGCTGAAAAAACCAAGGAAGCAGTCAATGCTTTTGCGGCTGAATTCGAGAAAGCAGTCAATGCCCGCGTGAAAGAGGCATTGAAGAATAAGACACCTAAAGGAGGATCCTCTTCCTCTGCCGGCGGCAAAGGCATGACCAAAGAGGAGATCATGAAGATCAAGGATCCCATCGAGCGTCAGAAGCAGATCGCTCTGAATCCTGACGCCTTCAAGTAAAGGAGATCAAAATGAACAGAAACAGAAAAATGGCTATGAACCTGCGCATGTTTGACGGAGGTTCTCCTGCAAGCAGCGTTCCGCAGAACCAGAACCAGGCAGCGGATTTCGCTCCGGCGATTTCCATCGATTTTACGTCCAGGATCACGGAGAACATCCGCACCCTGCAGACGATCCTCGGCATCACCAGCATGAAGCCGATGAATGCCGGTACTCTGATCAAGATGTATAAGTACAAGACTGTTCAGCTGGCCGAGCAGGTTGCGGAAGGTGAGATCATCCCCCTGACCAAGGTCGAGAGGATTCTTGCCAAGACCATCGAGCTGCCGCTCGGAAAGCACCGCAGGCAGACTACTGCGGAGGCTATCCAGACACACGGCAGGGCAAGGGCTATCAACGAAGCTGATAATAAGCTGGTTGCAGAGGTCCGTCGCGGAGTTAAGACCAATTTCTTCTCCACTATCGGCTCCGGGCTTGGCCATGCGGCAGCCGGCACAACTCTTCAGGCAGCCCTTGCGCACGTCTGGGGTGCTATGCAGACCTACTACGACGATATGGATGTTACCCCGGTGTATTTCGTTTCATCCGATGATGTAGCAGATTATCTCGCCAGTGCTGTGATTACAACCCAGACTGCTTTCGGATTCTCCTATATCGAGAATTTCCTCGGTCTCGGCCTGGTGATCGTTCATCCGAAGCTGACCAAGGGTACTGTCATTGGTACCGCAAAGGAGAACCTGAACGGCGCGTATGTGCCGGCAACCGGCGGAGACCTTGCCGAAGCGTTCCAGCTGACCGCGGATCCTTCCGGACTGGTGGGTATGACCCATCAGGCGAACAGCAACAACGCGTCCATCGACACGCTGCTGTTCTGCTCTGTCGTGTTCTATCCTGAGTTCCTCGACGGCGTGTTCAAGGCCACGATCGGAGCCGAAGGCGCTACCGGTGCAACCGGAGCTACAGGAACCGGCGCGTAAGAAGCGCTGAGAAGGGACAGTGATGGGAAAGGTACTGTTTACAAGCCGCAGGCAGTTAGGCCGCTGTGAGAACATTACGGCGGTCTACAACGCCTATGACGGCGAGAAGGATTTCATCCGGGAGAACTGGGGGAATCCGGATCCGAGGATCATGTCGGGGGAGTTTTCCGTCATGGTGGCGGATGATTTTGTCCCGTACTCACCCGGAAAGCTGATCATGCTCACGCATGGCGCTTCAGGAGGAAAATCCTACGGCCTGCGGCAGCCTTATCCCTACCATGACGCACGGCAGGCCTCACTGATCGATTACGTGGTGAGCACAAGTGAAGCCACAGTCGGGCTTGAAGCCCAGCAGCACGGCGTACCGGTGTCGAAGGTCCTTCCGCTGGGCATGCCCAGAATGGACGCTTATTTCGGGAAGCGAAAAGGGGATGGCAAGACGAGCCTTGCCGGACGGAGGGCATACCTGTATGCCCCAACCTTCCGGAAGCCGTTTGAGCCGCCGATGCCGGACATTGACTGGTTTTACTTCGAAGAGATGCTGACAGATGACGAGGTCTTCGTCATTAAGCCGCACATGGTGACCGGAAGGCTTTTCAAAAGCAGGAGCCGGCTGCGGCATGTCTTCGAAGCGCCTTCCATCCTTCCGTCTGCGCCGTACCTGATCGACTGCGACGTGCTGATTACCGACTACAGCTCGATTATGTTTGACGCGCACGTTCTCGGGAAGCCGGTTATCCTGTTTGAGAAGGAGACAGGCTTCGTCCAGAAAAGAGGAATGTCCTTCCCCTATCCGGAGGGTTACGCCTCAAGGTATGCGACCAGAGAGGAGATGCTGCTGAAGATGATGCGGCAGGCGGACGCCCCGGGGCCGGAAGACATCCGGTGCCGTGAGCGCTGCTGCGGAGCCTGCGACGGCCACGCTACTGAGCGTGTGGTTGACCTGATAAGGAGCTGCGTATGAGGATCCTGATCGCTGTCCCTACTTTTGAAACAATTTATCCGGATACACAGAAATCCATATACGACTTGGACAAGGGCGGCCACGAGGTCGCCTTTGATTTTGTCCGGGGGTACGACTGTGCGACCGCCAGAAACAAAATAGCGCAGAGAGCGCTTGACGGGAAATACGACTATGTGCTGATGGTCGACAATGACGTCGTACTGCCGGAGACGGTTCTGCTGGATATGCTGGATAAGCCGAAGGACGTCTGCCTCGGGTATTATGCCCACCGGGATGTTGACAACATCTACCGGGGGCGGGTAAGCATCTGCAGGCTTAAGGACGTCAAGGGAGAGTTTTATGAAAACTATCCCCTCGAATCCGAATACACTGCGGAGGAGCTGGCGAACCTGAGGAAATCCGGCATGTACAAGATCTGGATCCACGGCGGCGGCATGGGCTGCGCGCTGATCCGTACGGAAGTGTTCCGTAAGGTCAAGTACCCCTGGTATGACTGGGTGAACTACGCAGACGGCAAGGGAGGAATGCTCAGCGAGGACCTGTATTTCTGCGAACAGTGCATTAAGGCAGGGATCCTGGTATTTTCCGACACAAGGGCAGCCTGCGGCCATATGCTCAGGCATATCCAGTGGCCTATCTGGCAGAAAGGAGACGGTATGTACAGAGTAACGACACTTTTTGATGATCTGCAGGACAAGGTGCCGACCCCGCAGGGGAAACTCAGCTGGAGGTACCTTCCCGGCGACACATATCCGAGGAAAGGCGCCGAGACAAACCCAGAGCGTATTGCTGAACTGATGAGCGACAAAAACGCGCTCGGCAGACCTCTCATCGAGGAGATCCCGGAGATCCCGGAGGCGCCGGCCGAGACAGAGGAGCCGGCCGAAGCAGAAGAGCCGGCCGAGGCGCCCAAGAAGCGCGGGAAGAAAAAGTCCGAGTAAGGAGGTAGCGATGCAGGGCGGTGGCGTTTTTACAAAGATCAAAAGCCTGCTTGGCGGAGCTGTGGACGATACGCTTGTGGACACTATCATCGATATGGTGGAATCGCAGCTGCTCCTGAGGCTCAACATGGAAGAGGTCCCGTATGAGCTGCAGTACATCGTCGTGAATGTGGCTGTGGCCAGGTATAACCAGATCGGTGATGAGGGCAAAAGCTCCATGACCGTTGAAGGAGAATCTGCTGCCTGGCTGACTGACCTGTTCGCTCCGTACGAGAAGGACATCAAGCTGTTCCTTGACAGGAAAAACCAGACCGTGTCCGGCGGATCCATCAGGTTCCTGTGAGGTGACGCCATGAGATGCGATACAAAGATATTCTTTGTCACTGATGGCGAAAAGGTGCTTGTCGAAGATCCCTCTGCCGAGAACTTCGGGGAGTATGTTCCCGAGGATCCGCGGGAGGAGGAACGGATCGCGGACGTGACCGATACGCAGACCAAAACCCAGCTGCTCATTTACGGGGCAGTCCGGGAGGGAAGCAAGACTGTTCGGCTGAACGAACCGTACCGGATGCCGTTCGACCACATCCGGATCCTGGACAGGGATACGGGGATATCGGCGCTCTATGATGTGGACTCGAAAAGGGTTCTGCGCCATAAGTCGACATTTATCTGCCACGAGGTGATCTGACGATGGGCGAAGTAAAACTGGTAGGCATGGACAAGCTGGAGGCCAAGCTCGAGAGCTGCGGGAACGGAAGCCTGACGGTAATAAAAACCGTCGTGGCCAAGAACGGAAACCAGCTGAACGAGAAGATGAAGACCAAGATGCGCGATGCGTATATTAAGGGTTATTCGCGCGGCGATACAGCCGGCAGCGTCAACACGATACTGACTGATGGCGGTCTGACCGCGAACGTGGGGCCTACCACAGAGTACAGCCCGTATCTGGAATACGGCACGCGGTTTATGAAGGCCGAGCCGGCCGTACGGCCCGCTTTCGAAGAGCAGATCCCTGTATTCAAGAGGGATCTGGAAGCTGTCATGAAGTAAGGAGGTGATCCTTATATCTACACCACTTGAGGAATACAGGGTGGAGCTCATCAAAAGGCTTAAAGCCAAAGATCCGAAGCACAAGGTTTACGAAACCGTGCTGCCTCCGGCAGATGTCGCGCACCCGTTTTACTACATCGAGGACCTAAGGGCCCCTGATATCCGGTCCGGGAAAAGGGAGATCACGCAGGACGTATACCACACGGTCAGCGTCTGGCATGATAATCCGGATAAGACAGCCGAGGTCCTGAAAATGCTGGCACTGGTCGGTGATGTTATCCGCGACATGGAAAGGGAAGGTACGCATTCCTATCTCTGGATGGTTGCGGATACGGCCATGCGGTGTATGGCCGACAACATCTCCGGACATGTTGGCACTACTGTAAAGACCAAATATGTGCATGGGGTCTGTGAGATCCACATGAAACAGATCGGCTCCCGGTAGGGGGCTCATTTAAGGAGGAGTAAAAATGTTTAATCTTAAGATGTTCGATGCAGTTACCTATTCTGCCGTAGACGGCAAGAAGATCGTAATCCTGCTGCGTGTCCTGAGTGATGCGGCAACCGCTGTGGCGGCCCTTGTCCCTTTCGGCACGTCGGATTCCGAGAATATTTCTGCCGATTCTGACCAGACGGTCACCAAGGACGGCGCGATCGGGACACCCGGGACCGCTTCCGTGACCCTGTCGAAGGAAGCGCTGATGTCCTATAAAGCATCCGCTCCGGGAGAGACGACGATTGTTGACAAGCTGAAGGCAGAACCGGTCCAAGGTTGAGGCTTGGGTTGTCGACCTGACCCGTCCCTCTTCGACGACCGGAAAGTACAAAGGCACCTATTACCAGGGCTATCTCAATTCCTTCGAAGTGGAGGCAGCGGCGGAGAACCTGGCATCCGTGTCCATGGATTACACGGCTGATGGTGTCGGCGCTGATGGTGACTGCACAGTGGATGCGACAACGATCGCGATCGCCACTTATGTGTTCAGGGACACCACCGCGACAGGTGCCACGGGTGCAACCACGAGCGCGTAATCTGCAGAAAAACCTATGAGATCCCCGGAGCGGTAAGGCTCTGGGGATTTTTGAATGAAAGGATTTTGCATGTACACAAGAGAAATAAACGGAAAGATCTGCGAGTTCAATTTCGGGATCGGCTTTGCCAGGGAGATTGACAAGCAGGTGCTGGTCGATGGGGATGACAAGCAGAAGCGTAAGGCCGGCCTTACCTATGCCATCGCGGGCCTTATGGACTGCGATTTTGAAAAGCTGATCGACTGCCTCCTGATAGGGAGCAAGTTCGCCCCTGGAGATAATCTGAGCAGGAAAGAGATAGAGGAATGGCTGGAATCCGAGGATTTCGATCTTGAGAAAGAGTGCGAGGATCTGCTGGATTTTTTCGAGAAGTGCAACTTTACAAAGAAGAAGACGGCGGAACTGAAGCTGGCAGTCAGCAGGGACAAGGAAATCAAGGAAGCGCAGTATCAGGCTCAGCTGGCAAGAGCTGGTCAGATCTCAGGAACGAAATCGCCCTGAGTGCTTTCCGGTATCTTGGCTTTACTTCGATGGCGCAGGTCGATCGCCTGGAGCTGCCGGAGTATGAACTCATGATGAAGGCCGCCCGGCTGCGGCGTATCGATGAGGAGTACCGGACGCATGAGCAGGCCTACCTGAACGTAGTCGCAAGGGCGACCAGAGGAAAGAAGGGTCGGCCCGTATATAAGACGTTCAAATCGTTCTTCGACTACGATGCGGCGATCGAGAGGGCCAAAAAAGGGGACAAGCACCGGGATGTACTGTCAAGAGTTTCTGCGCTTTTGAAGAAAGAGAAAAAGGAGAAAGGAAATGGCTGAAAGCTATAGCGTAACCGCGATACTCAGTGCGCGGGATAAAAACTTCAGCTCCGTTTTCGGATCGGCGCAGGGAGCAGCAGACAGCCTGGCAAGCAAGCTCAGGAGCGGGCTTGGGTTCGGTGTAATGCAGTCGATCGGCATGAAGGCCGTGAACACTGTAACAGGTGCTCTTGGAGGAATGGTCAGCGGTGTCATAGATGCCGGCAAAACATTTGATGCCTCCATGTCTCAGGTGGCTGCTACTATGGGCAAGTCTGTTTCTGAGATACAGGATCTCCGAGATTTCGCACAGGAGATGGGAGCGACTACCGCATTCTCGGCCACACAGGCGGCAGATGCGCTGAATTATATGGCTCTTGCAGGCTACGATTCTGAAAAATCTATGGCCATGCTGCCAAATGTTCTTAACCTTGCGTCAGCGGGCGGAATGGATCTTGCGCGTGCCTCGGATATGGTCACCGATGCGCAGTCAGCGCTTGGCCTCACTATGGACGAGACGACGACCATGGTCGACCAGATGGCCAGGACAGCCAGCAAGTCGAACACTTCTGTTGAGCAGTTGGGAGATGCCATTCTGACAATCGGTGCAACGGCTCGGAGCATAAAGGGCGGAACGACAGAGCTCAATACGATTCTGGGTGCGCTTGCAGACAATGGTATCAAGGGAGCAGAAGGAGGAACACATTTAAGAAATATCCTTCTGGCACTGCAGAATCCTACTTCTGATGCTGCTGCTTCCCTGAAAAAGCTTGGCGTGTCCGTATATGATGCGGACGGAAACATGCGCTCCACGATAGATATCATTAAAGATCTGCAGAGCGGCATGGAAGGTATGGACCAGGCATCGAAGGACGCCATAATCAGCGGGATCTTCAACAAAACGGATCTTGCTGCTGTCAATGCTCTTCTGAATACTTCCGAAGGGCGCTTTTCAGAACTGGCGGAATCCATCGATGACTGCGCCGGAGCCGCCAAGC